ATTAAAAGACTTAAATCTGGTGCTATTGATAGCAGATGGTACCCAAAAGACGCTGATTTGCGTCAACAAGCCCTTTACAAAGACCTTTTCGATAAACCGACTGCATTGCTGTATTGTTCGTATAAAGACGTTTACAGCGTAGATATGGAAGGCAGAGAGGGTCATTTAGAGACCATTATACAAGCTATGAAACATATAGAACATATCTTGGATATTGCTGAAACAAAAGAGGACATAGTTAAAATGTTTCCATTGACTATGGATAACTTTAGATGGGGTAAATCAGATAATGAGCCATCTAGAATATATGCAAAAAACATTTGGCAAAATGCTTTTAAATAGGCTATAACAAATAATGCAAAAGTTTGGAAATATAATAAAACAAATAAACAGGAGAACAAACATGGAACATGAGACATTTGAATGCTCATTTAAAAAAGCATTCGAGAAAGATGATGGTCAAGTTACTGTCTACGTTACCAAAGACGATGGTAGTGATATGACTATATATGGTGAGGCTTTAGGCTCATCAAGATGGCCGAAGGGAGCAAGACTTAAAATTGATGCACAGCCAGTAAGAACAAGTAAAACTGGTAAACAATATCAAACTGCAAGTAGAATAGAATGCTTAAGTGAAGTATCAGATAATTCTGGTTCTGCACAAAGTATGGTTAGTGCTACTGGAGTTCAAGCAGTTAGAAATGTAACTGATCAATTTTCAGAAAAATACAGATTGACTATGAGTAATCTTATAGGTTCTTATATGTCAGGTGGCAAAATACCAACTGAATCAGAATTTCAACAAATTGATAATCTGGTAAGAAAAGTATTAGATGCAAAAGCTAATAGTGTAGAAGAAATACTATCAGACGATCCACCATTTTAACAGTTTCTTATCTCCCTCGAGTTAGAAAGCTAGGCATTGCTACAGAATAAGGTTCTTCTCTGTAGTAGTGCCTTTTTACTTTAAGGACTTTATGAAAATAATATTTATGTTTTTGTATTTAGTTAATGGACAAGTAGAACGTATACCAATAACTTTACATCAAGATCAAAATTGTAATGACAAATTTATGGAAATAGTAAAAGTTAATAAAGAAAAAACTAGAGTGTTATATAAAAATACTATAGTCTGGGCACACTATTGCAAATCAAAAAAAGGAGAATGGATCCAATGATTACAGAACAACGATTAGAAAAAGCGTTAGCATTTTTATCTGAAACAGATGAGAGTAATGCAGAAGCTAATGCTAATGTTAAGTATCTTGATAGATTACTTAAACGTAAAAAAGCATTACATATAACTGGTAACACAGAAGATAAAAGTATATCTGCTAAAGAACAATCTTACTATGCAAGTGATACATATAAATCTGCAATAGATGAATTGTTTCAAGCAGAAGTTAAATCATCAACATTAGAGAACAAACGTGATAAAGAAGGTCTTATTATAGATCTATTTAGAACACTAGAAGCAAGTAGACGTAAAAACAATATATGATTTATAAGTTTAAGAAGTGGGTTATACTTCCTGCTTATACAGAAATATTTGTTAATGCAACTTCAGATGAAGAAGCACTAAAGATATTAAACGCTATAGATCCTACAACTTTAAACTGGCAAGAAGCTGACTCAGTAGAGCAGCGAATTACGTATGAAGTTATAGATGAAAAGTCCTGAGAGGTATTTGTTTAGAGCAGTAATTAGTCAGGCAATACATGATGCTATGTATAATGGTTTAGACAAATATTATCTTATAGATAAACGTAATGCTATTGATTGGCTTATAGGTAATTCTGTAGACTTTAGAACTATATGTCATTATGCAGAAATAGATCCTGAAATGGCTTGTAGAAAATTTACTGCTGCCATGAAGTTAGATCTATATACATTACGAGAAGATCAACATAGAGTGTTGAGTAAACCAAGAAAAAAATATAAACATAAAGGTAAATTTAGGTTAACATTTAATGAGCAAAGTTTGGAACAAACAGATTAAAGGTAGTCACTACCAAAAATATAAAATTCAACCAAGTAAGTTTGTAGTAGAAAACAAACTTTTATTTCCTGAAGGTTGTGCAATTAAATATATAATTAGACACCAAGACAAAGGTGGTAAAGATGATTTGCTTAAAGCTATACACTTTATTGAAATGATTATAGAGAGAGATTATAGTTAATTTAGTATAAGTTTTTTAATACTTTTACTACCATCTATATTAGACTCTAGTTCAGCCATAGATTTTATGCATTGGTAAACTATGTTATTATTTTTATTAGTACGCATAGCAATTCTTTTACCTTTAAGACAATCAGACATAGATACTTGTATTCTATGTTCTTTGATTTCTCCATTTATTATCATAAGTAAAGCTACTATTAATTCCATTAATGAGCTCCATTACCATTAGCTCTTACTTTATCTTTAAGATGTTCAATATCTTCTAATGCTTTATCTAATTGTGTTTTAAGAAATTCTATATTAACTTTGTTAGTCATATTCATTTCTTGTGTAGACTGTAGTTTCTCTACAGTTTTATATAAATCTTCTAATAAAAAATGTTGTTCCTGGTCAGTAGGTACTTGCTCAGATTTTTTAAGTAAATCGTTTTCAAATAATTCTCTTGATGTTTCAAGGCTAGTTAATCTAGCAGTAACTTCTGTATATGCAAATACGCCCATAGCAACTGCTGCTATAATCATAGCCATATTACGAATTGGCATACTTACAGATGTATCTTCACTAATTTTCATTTAGCAATCTTTCCTTTATTAATACCTTTTTTGATAACGTATTCTCTAGTACCAAACGCATTTGTTTGTACTTCTTTTTTTAGCTGCTTAAACAGCTGCATTTCTTTATCTTTATATTCTATTTTTCTTTTGTGTTCTTCTAATGATTTTGTGTCTCTCATCTTTAAACCTATTGTTTTTTTCCCAAAAAGGTAACATATGTCCTGAATTTTTATAACATTTTATACAAGAGTATTCGTTGTCTTTTATAGATACAAATGCTTCAGTCATGGTTATATCTTTATTACACCACTTACATTCACCTCTTATTTCAATCACTTTGGCTTACGCATTATGTCTGCACCTTTAAGACCATAAATTGCAGAAACTATTCCTATAAATATGGCTTGATACCAATATGGAAGTTCTTTAAAATATTCAAAGAACATATCTAATCTATTACGAATCTCAGGATCGTCAGTGAAGATAGAGTACACCAATACAAGAATAGGCAAAGATACAAGAACCAAGACAAATTCATCCTTCCAACCTTTATCATTACTCTCAATAACTTTCGCTTTATATTCAATTTGACCTGTACTCATTTTCTCAGCATGTCTCATTTGAGCATCTGACATTAATTGTTTAGTTTTTTGTTTGTTCTGGTATATATGACTAGCAGTCTTAACACCCATAGATAATAAATTAAACCACATTATTTAATACCTTTCTTTTTTTGTTTAGTTCTTAATATACTGACACGTTTGTGCCAACACCATATACTAATTTTAGATGCGTATTTTTCTACGAAGCTGTAGAATTTGTTGGTAAACCTTCCCATGCTTTGTACATCCCCTCTACTAACAGCTCATCATCGTATGGCTGCATACCATTTTCCATTTGTATAATTGCTTTTACTAATGGTAAATAATCTTCAATAGTATTGTTTAGTTCATCAGTAGGATTAACGCCAAGTTTTCTGCAAACAAATGCAATATAAGCATCTGTATCATTTTCACTTGGTGGAGCCCATCTTTCAATGATGCTCTCTACTGTAAATCTTTTATGGTGAAATCTGTATGTTAAAAGTATTTTAACTAATGCTCTAATACCCCATACAGCTTCTTTAAATACACAAAAAACTGGATCAGATTGTTCATCTGCCAGTCCATCCCAGTCAGTACCTAATTTAATATTGCCTGGATTTTTATTTCTTATACCTCTAGGTAATTTTTCTGTTCCATCTGCCATGTTTATCTAAAACCATTGGGATTAATATTGGTAATCCATCAATGATAACTCCTGTTCCTATTACTGGTCTAGACTTCTGTAATTTATTATATTCAAAAGCTAAACTTTTCATGTTAATTAAACATCCAACTTGCATACCCCAAAGTAGTTCATTTGGATTACTCCAATAATCTATTTTGAATGATGTGTGATAGTGTCCTTGGACAGTACACATACCATATTGCTGTGCAACTTTTAGTACGTCTTTATATTTACCATGACAGAAGTAAATTTTTTGACCATTAGATGCTTTAATAACCAAATCTTCATGCCATGTCCAACCTTTGCCTACTCCAAGCATATGATTATATGACTTAAAGATCTCATGAGGTAACCCATGTCTAGTAGCTTTTCTAAAAACTAAGCTACCATGATTAGAATCCATTATATATTGCTTAGGAAATAGTTTTTCTAATTCTTTAAAAAACCTCTTAGCAACTACAAGCTCATGACTTGGCGAGTATAAACCAGGATGTGAATCGTGGAAGGATATACTATGCCAATCCATTTCATCACCTATGTTTACTACACAGTCAGGTTTATATTTTTCTTTGATTGCACTTAAAAAGTCAAGTGTATCTATATGATGATATGGTGCGTGTTGATCACTTATAACAAGTATTGATTTGCGAAGCATATTATACCTTTTACAAGTATTTGGCGAATATGTCTAGCAAACTAGGTACAACTTTATGCTGGTAGTTTTGGCGTTTCATATTGTTTGCAAATAAACCTTAAATAAATTTCGTGTTCATTTACATCTTGAGGACCAATTTCTTGTAATTTTTTTAATGATTCTTTATACCCTGCTTCTAAACAACTATACATATTAGTATGTTGTGTAGGCATAGGATATGGTGTCATACATTCACCTGCAACGTATGAACATATAAGCATCAATAAAGTAAATTTCATTACAAATGTTTAGTAATTAAAACTAAAACTTGTGCTAATACTCCAAGACCAATAGCAGTCAAAATCCAATTAATTTTGTCTATGCTTTTTTGTATATGTGATAAATGATTGTTTTCTATTGTATCAATTCTTTGATTAATAAGATCAATACAACCATGTATTTTAAGAATTTCTTCTTTATTTTCTGTGTGTCTACTCATTAGAATAATGTTTCGTAAGGAGACCTTACTAACCCTTTCGTTTTGTATTGTGTATATCTAGGCCCTTGGTATCTAGGGTGACCTAATTGCCCTAGTACAAAATCAACTGCTGTATCGGATGCTAAGTCTAAAGATAGACCTTGTTGTAGCAATCCTTCTTTAATTGAGTTTGTTGCTTGTTGCAGCCAAATAGGTAAAAATCTCATACCTACATGACCACCGATTTTTAAACCTTTTTCAATAGCTTCATCATCCTTCTTAGTCATATTAGGACTCCACTTAGTAGTTAAGTATTGTTTGTTAGTTAATACTTCTATAACTGTTCTAGGTAGAGAACCAATCTTTTTAAGACCTGTAGATTGAGGTGCTGTAATCCAATGAAAAGGTTCCATTAATTGTTTAGAGAAAGTTAATACTTCACCATTCCCTAAGTCAATTCTTGTTGGATCTGTGTTTTCTAATATACTATGTCCTGAGAACATATAGTTTAGTGCAGATCCTGCTACTGCATATGTAAGTGCAGCTCTAGCAAAATAGTATTGATATAGCCTTCTAGCCATAGGATCACTTTCAAATCCTGGTAATGACTTAGCTATAATTCTTATGTTAGATATTGTCCAGTCTGGAGCAAACAATAGTAATTGTAAATAACCTCTAGATCCTGGAGTTAATGTAGTTTGTGCTAAATTTTTAACAAATCTATTTTCTATTCTTTGTGTTACTTGTGCCCAGTTTTGTCCACCATATGCATCATTAGTAAATTGTGCAGCTCTCCTAGCTTTTTTGTAGATCTGTTCTTGTGTATCGCCAGGCTGTATTGCATTCTTACCTTTGTTTAATGATGTAAGAAACGTATGTAATTTAGCAGAAGTAAATATTCTATCCCAAGTAATTCTATCAAAAAACTTAAATGTTCTCTCTATGTTCCCTTTTTGACTAATACCAAAATGTCTTTTAAGAAAAGTATCTACACCTCTTATGTTTTGATAAAATCTATCATAACCAACATCTTCAGGCATTGATATTTCTAAACCACTACCTTGTCCAAATCTGACTACATCATCATAGCCTTGAGCTCTTAGTTGTTTAATAGCGTGTGGATAATCTGTAAGATAATAACCTGGATCTTGTAATTGTTTTAATACTTCTGGTTTAGTTTTAGGACTTAAAAACTTACCTATAGTTTTAAACTTAGCTCCTGCAAACCATAATGATTCTACTAATGCACCAGCATGAAAGAATGAAAAGCCTACAGCTAATCGTTTCATCATAAGGTTAGTAGTAAACAATGCAGACATTAACTGTTGTTCAGTTGTTGCATCAAATACCATACGTAATGATGGTTCTATACCTTTATGTATTAATGGAGTAAAACCTTTATCACCTGTAAAAAATGGGTGATTAAATTCTTTATAGTTTATTCTTTCTTGTGGATCTATAAACGCAGCTTGTTTTCTAGTTCTAGCAAGAAATGGTTTTGTAAGTATATCTGTGCTTTTACCTATATAATTAGTTTCTAAAAAACGTAATACATTTTGTGTAGTTAATGACTTACCTGCTGCTTGAAGGTATAATCTCATAAGTTCAGCTGGATCATCCATACCAGGTCTAATAGTATAACCCATTCTCAAACCTTGGTTAATATCTTCAAAGACTCTAGATCTACTAAATTTAAACTTAGGGTTATCTCCTGTAATAGCTGTTTCAAACTTATTAGTAAAACTAAATAGTTCACCTGTTTTACTTCTATAACCATCCCATAGTAAAGGTAAGTAATTAGATTTTTTATATTTAACTATACCTGCACCTTGACTATTAAACATTTCATAAAATTCATTAAATATTTTAGAGATGTCATTAGCTGCATTTAATTCTGCATCTGATAATAAACCTTTATTAAAAGGCTTAACATTTTTATTATATCTAAAGTTTTCATCTACTGTAGCACCAGTTAGATAATAAAATACTTTACGTCTAGAATCTAATTGATCTGGTAATGTATCTTTAATTTTGTTTGCTAGTTCTTGTGCGTATGAATTATATTTAATAGTAGAGTATTGTGCTGCATCTAATGCTGATTCTACTTTTGTTTCTGCACTTTGATAAGGCACTCTACTTCTACCAAAATACATTGTTGCTGCTTTAGCTGCTGCATATATACCTACACCTGTACCAAATCCTTTAGCTGTTGCTACAAGTTTATCATCATCAGCTGTTAAAAACTGTGCTGTACCTATAACACCACCTATAGATGCTGCTTTAAATAATGTATTTTTTGCTATGTCTTTAGCACTTTCTACTGTAGGTCTAGCAAATGATGTTACTTCATTAGCTATTCTAGAGAACTCAGCTTCATCTATTACTACGCCTACTTCTTTTTTTAAATCATTTAGAATATCATCTACGATTCTGTAAGAACCTTTGTCTGTATATTCAACGCTATTTGCTAAATTTTTATTTTTATTAAGAGTATTGATCATAGATCTTTGTACTCTTTGTGTGTCTAATCCTGTGTTTCTACCTATAACTGCACCCATTCCTGCAAAACCTAATGAGAATATAGCTCCTGCTGTAGCTCCAATAGTTGTTTCTGCTGCTGTTCGCTTACCAGTGAACTCTCCCTTTTCTCCTAATTGGTAAGATGTAGAGAATACAAATGGTACACCTAGTGTAGCAATACTTCCTATTGCCATATCCATTTTAGCTGCTTCTCTTAATCTTGCTAATTCTTTTACTTGTGCACTAGCTTTTAGTTTGCCAAGTTCTGTAGTTGATTTAGTTACTTGAAAACTTTTAGAGTATTTAAGTCTAAGTGAATTAACTACTCCTCTACCTAGCTTACCCCATCCTAATGGCATAAATAGTAAGTATGGATCTGCCATAACCATGTTAACCATCTCAGCACCAAATAGTCCTGGAGATTGTTTAATCATATTACCTATTTCTTTTAGGTCTATATCCATTGGCCCATCATCTAATAGATAACCAAAACGATTAAGTTTACGTTCAGCTTCTTTGTAGATTTTAGAGCCTTGTTCTTGTGGATTATTACGAATATAATTTAATGCTTCTTGAGCTTGTTTCTTTTTAGTATTACCTGTAGCCCATTGATATAGTGATGCTGGTAGAGATTCTTCCAACATTAAATCTAATGGATTTCTTAAAGACGAAAAAAACCCTGGAGTACCATCTCTGACTGGTTCTTTTAAACCATCGTTAATGTTACTTACAGGGTCTTTTAATTTAAATTCATTAATATTAAAGTCATTGGCCACACTAGAATCCCATATCTTTCATTAGTTTTTTCTGGTAGTCTATTATTCTATCGCCTTCACGTCTTAGTTTAGTACCATCTCTTAATGGTCTTTTAGCAACTTTAGTTTTCATACTAAATGGACTTGTTTTACTTTTACCAGTAAATTTATCCATAGTACTTCTAAACACTTTATCAGATTTTAAACTAGCTGCTTTATATGCTTTCAATGCACCTTTATTTTTAGCTTTAAATACTGCAGGTTTAGATACTTTTTTAGTTTGTCTAATAGTTTTAATACCTGTAGCTGTTCTAGCTCTAGATTGTTTAAGTCCTTTATTTAAAGATTTAAAGAATGTTTTATTAGCTGTTTTTAATGCTAAACTTTCTGATGCTAAGTCTCCAACAGATCTAGAAGATAAACCCATAAATTCAGGTACATCACCTAAAACTTTTCTTTGATTAGCTTTAACTGTTGCTTCACTCATAACAGATGTAAATCTGCTAGGAGTTTTTTGTGGTTTAAGTTTTTGCAAACCTTTAAACTTTTTACTTATACCTTTTATTATAAATTTTTTAATCATTATTATCCTTCAAAATATTCTGGGAATCTAGATCTCAAAACTTTTTCAGCTCTTTGTCTAGATACTTTTTGTAGTTGTGGGTTAGATGCTAATAGCATATTAAATATTTGTGAGTCATCATTAGATAGTACATTACCATCTGATGTAGGTATTATAATCTCAGGTCCTTTTTCTCCTACAACATAAGGTTTACCAGCATCTACTGGGCCACCTTGTTCTCTTTTTTGAATAGTAGCATCTGTAATACCTAACGTACTAAAGAAACTTTCATTCTTTTGTATTTTACCAGACTTAACTAAATCTTTCATAATTTTAATTTTATCATCTATTCTAATAATTTGAGATTTACCAGCTTGTTTTAATTCTTTTTGTTTTTTTTGTATTGCTAATTGATATTGTACTGAAATTTCTTCAACAGCTTTATCAAAATCAAGTCCTGGATTTTTACTACCACCTTTACCAAAAAAGTTTTTAATTCTACTTCCAAAGTTTTCAAACCAGTTACCTTCTGAAACACCAACTTTACTAAGTATATCTTTAGTTTCTGCCATATCAGCAGCAGTAGCTTGTATAGGTTCTTGTTTTCTAGCTTCTATTCTGTCTTTAAATTCTGATGATATTTTAGCAGATTTAACAAAGTTATCTAGTATACCTTGGTTAATTGTTTTACCATTAGCTGATGATTGCATTAATGCTAGTCCTAAACTAAATGCAGGGTTAGCCATAAGTCCTTCAAAACCACCTTTATCTTTCCAATTAGCTGCAGCTTTATCGAAGTCTACACCTGCCATGTTAGATAATTTTTGCATAAAGCCCATATCTTCAGCTTGTTTAACACCTGATCCACCTGTAACAATAGGATCACTTGGCATACTCATAGGTGTTTTACTAGATGCATTTACTTGTGCTTTTTTAGCTTTATCTGTTAGTACAGATTGAGGTAAATTAAATGTTTTACCCATTATATTAGCTTGACCTTTTCCTGGAGGAAACATTTGTGTATTAAACATAGGTTTTTTAATTAATGGAGATTCACTTGTTCTATTCATTGTAGCATTAATTGCATTACCTTTAACTCCACCAGCAGTATCTAATGTACCACTACCTTCATTGTTTGGAAGATAATCTTCAAAACCATCAGATTGACTTTGATTATCTTTTTTCCAATCATTCCATATATCTAATAAACCCATTATAATATTCCTTTATCTAAACCTTTTGTTTTAAGCCAGTCGTAGTATGGACTGTCATTAACAGCTAACATACCTATTGGTCCTTTATTATTTAATTGTTGTGAAACTTTAGTTTTAGCATTTGCATAAGCAGTTGCAAAATTAAATTGTTGTGTAGTATTTCCAATACTATTATACCATTTTGCTGCTTGTGATTCTTGAGGTGTAGTGTTACCAACATCATAAGCCATATCAGGTATTATTTTATTAATTTCGTTTCTTTCTGTATTAGTAAGATTATTCAAATTAGATGTGTCGCCATCATTATAAAATTCTTGAAATGCTTTTGATCTATGACCACTATCATAAAATGCTTTATCTATTTCTGCCTGTGTTTCTGTATCTAAATCTTTATAATTATATCCATATTCATATTGAGCATATTCATTAGGTGAACTATAAACAAAATCTCCCTCACCAATTCCATCTTCACCAGTTATACCCTCATATTTATTTTCAGGGTTTAATTTGCCACCAATTGATTTTAATACTGCTCCAGTAATTCCACCACCTTTTACAAAATCTACAACTTTTTCAAAAAAGTTTTTTTCTACAGGCTCTGGTGTTACATTAAAACTTGTGTCTGTGTAAGTAGAGTCTATATCATCATTGTCATTGAAACTATTATTAAATTGTGTTGTGGAATTATCTTGAGGATTAGTACCACCTTCTCCACCAGTATCGCCTGGTGATGGTGTGTTATTTGAATTACTATTAGATCCAGGACTGCTAGGAGTGGGATCATTAAAACCACCAGATGAGTTTGTTCCACCATATTTTTCACCAGGTGGATATGCAAAGATACCAGATTCAGTTGGTGTTTTTTTACCACCAGCTTCTACTAACATATCTCTTTCGCCTGGAGTTATGTAAGCAAGTAAATGATTTTCTGGTGCAGCTTCTTTTAATAATCCTGCTGATATTTTTAAATCAGATTTTAATAAACCCATTTTTTTTATATAATTATTGCTATAACTAAAATAACAACAGCTACTGCTATTGCTTTTTTATGTTCTTTTACAAAATGTGGTATATGTTGTTTTAAGTTCATTATAATAGTCCTCCTAATAATCCACCAAGACCACCAATTGCTGCTCCTGTCATAGCTCCTGCTGGGCCACCAAACATAGAGCCCATACTTGCTCCAGTCATAGCACCACCTGCAGCCATACCAAATGCGTTTGGTGCTGGTGCTTGGCTTGTGTTTTGTTGTGTTGGCAATCCAAAAGCAATCGGTGCTACAGTATTGTAGTACTGAGCTAATGATTGTTGAGGTGCCATGTTTTGTTGTCTTTGTATATCTTCTAAAGCTCCACCTACTGCTGTTAAGCTAGGTACTCTTTGAGCTGTAGATAATTGTCTATTTCTTTCTCTTTCTAATTGTTGGAAAGCTAAAGGCATAGCTTTATCTGCTACTTGTCCAATAACTTGAGACTGCATTAATGGAGATCCAGGAGTTCTTCCTGCTCCACTAAACTGTCCAGCAACACTAGAATAAATATCCTTACCAGCTTGAGCAATCATAGGAGATAAGAATGGATTGGTATAGTTGCCTTGGATAGTATCTAATATTTGTTGGTTAGCAGCTCCTGCCATAGTTTCCTGTGCAGCTAAGCCTTGCATAGTTTGTGTAGTAGGTGCAACATATCCTGCTGCTCCTGGCCCTTGATTATATATAGTTCCAGCTTCAGATATAATCTGATTCAATGCTGGTTCTGCTGGTGAATATGGGTTAACTTCTGTACTTGTAGTAGTTGTACCCCCTCCTCCTGATGACATAATTTATTTCTCCTTTTTTTTTTCTAATAATATATGACTTTCTTTATAACCAAAAGGTTTTAGAACTTTCTTCCACCCAGGTCTTGCCACTAACTCTAATAAATCACATTTGTTTTGCCAGGCAAAATCTTCAATATGTTTTATTAAATGTTGCCATTTTTCACGATGCTTACCAGTCATAATTTTTATATTAAGACATCGTTGTAATGGTCTTTGTATTATTTCAGTAACTACTGTTCCATAATATTGTTTATCTTTTAGACTCCAAAGAATCCATAACTGCATTTTTTCTTCAAGAATCCATTTTTTAATATGGTCTGCCAATGCATATCCATTAGATCTAGCTAATGCGTCTGCAATATCTTTAACGACTATAGGCCATACTTCTTCAATGTTTTCTTTAGGTATTTGAACCAATTGCATTATGTACTTTTTTCGTCAAACAATTCTAGTATACTTATTATTCCTGCTATATCGTTAGCAGTTTGTGCTTTTAATTTTAATGTATCTGCTGATTCTAATACTATAGTTCCTTTAGCTAAATTTTCAACTGATTTTGATCCTAAAGATACATGAGCTATTTCATGTTCTGCATTAGAATCTGATGCATCTGTAGTAAATACTTCTACTTCATTAGCTCCACTATGAATGTTAGTAACTTGTATAGTTTTAACTAAAGCTGTTCTATCTGCAGGTACAGTATATACAGTTGTTTTGTTTGTCGTTGTAAGATCAAACATAGCGTTTTTGTATAGATTAGCCATTTTTAGGATGCTTTATTTTAACTGCTTTAATTGCTTCATAAAACTCAAAGTATTCAGATTTCAATTTAGGATTCTGATCTATTGAGTGCCATAGCATATCTAGTTGATCTCCTATTGATGGATAAGCTAGTTTTCTTTTAGCCACATAAGGCTTTGGTTCTGCTTTAACTTCTTTAGCTTTTTGTTCAGCGTAAGCTGCTTCATTAGCATCCCATTCAGCTTCTTCTTGAGCTGTAAAAGGAACTATATTTCCATTAATATTGTGATGTCTTGCCATGTTTTTCCTTACTGTTAATTATTAAGCGATACCATAAAGGCAAATATCTCCAGCGTCTATGTTGCCAGTATTCATTTTAAATTGAACTG